CAATCAATGACCGACCTTCTATGCTAATGTCCATTCGTGAGTGAAACTTGTCAAACAAAACAAAAAAAGAGTTATTGCCGCCATTAACCACAGCAATAACCCCAAAATCTTCCAAAAACGCGTCAAGATTTTCGCTAAACATCAGCCATGCCAAATTAAAGACGACGAGCTTTTTTCCTCTTCATCCTCACCATCATCTTCATCTTCTTCATCTTCCTCAATAGAGACAACTTCAGGTACATAAACCACAATATTCGGTTCATGGAAAGCTCCGTATTTAGAAGGTAATTCAACTACATCTCCCTGAAAATAGCAAACATTTTCATGTTCGATTGTCCGTTCGGGTTTAACCTTATACAGTGGCATTTTTAGGCTCCTTAACTTTAGATACTTCTTCAACCATGTGCTTAACTTGATTATACTGTTCAGGGGTTAACTCAATCTCATTTCCCCCCTCAAAATATTGAGTAGATTTACCCGTTTGTAAGGCCATATTAAAGCCCGTCCGAACCATGTATTTAGCCATGTTAGTAATTAATTAAAGAGTAGTGATCATATCCGTGATAACAGCAAACGATTCGGGGTTGCGAATATTAATGTCGATGCTTTGCATACAACGCACCTCAACGCTTCCCGACGGGAACACATTAGACGAATACGGATTAGCCAACACCTCAAAAACACCCCACTCACCGATTAACAATTGCGGCCAGTTGCCAAGAATCAGAGCGCTTAAATTTGTCCCTCCACCTTTAGTTAGATTAGCAGGAATTTGATTAGTGACGTAGAAAGGATAACCACACAAACTATTCCCCGGTTCTTTTAGTAAAAAATTACCTTCCGTCCCACCTGATTGAATAGGAGTGGTCATCAGCTTGCTCATCACTTGGGGATTCGTTAACCACGCTGTGCCACCTAAATTTGCGTTGTCAATTGCAATCTCTCGGATCAAACCGACAATACTTCCCCACGTCGGTTGTCCCCCAGCCCCACCTAAAGCTACCGACCCTACACCCGAAGTATTTAAAATCCCTCTAGGTTGATTCGATAAGCCAGTCCCAGAAATCGCCGCCGTATCAATAGCCAAAGCAATAATCGAAGCAAAATCATTTCTGATAAAAGCCTCAATATCAATGCTGGACTGCATCATCATCGTTCGGGTATATCTGCTTAATGCCCCAACGGTTTTCATTCGCAGAGGAATCTGTTTAAACGTCCCTTCCGATTGCGTTAGGTCGTTTCCTTCCCCAATCCAGTAAGAAGTCGCCGCCGTGGCTTGACCCGGAATATCCACATTACCCACCAGACCCGACATCATTGAAGCGCCCAACTGCATGACCATCGCCCTATTTCGGAGCAGGTCAATAAACTCTTGTTCCAGTAAATCTGTTTGCACAGTAAAACCACCAGTAGGGTTTGCTCCGACGGCATAAGTGTCCCGTTGGCTTAAATTCGATTTAGCTTTTAAATCTCGCACCGGCATAAAAAATCCGTTAGTAGGCCGGCCTATTCTTTTTGCAATCTCATTGCTACATTCAAGCTCAAAACCAGCACCTTCGCTCATCCCAAAAGCCACGGCGTTAATTGCCCTAACTAGAGAATACTGCCGTTGTTCCTTTTCTGACAATCCTAAAGAGGTATCGATCGCCTGTGCCACTGGTCGTTGTTCCGGGCGCATTTTATCCAAAAAAGTTCGTCTAGCGGTATTTAAATCCGTGCCATCGTTTACCAAAGATCGGGCTAAATCGCGCATCTGAAAATTTTCGCCCATAGCCAAAATTTCTTTAGTTCGCTCCAATTCCTCATTACGCGCATCTAATACGCTTTTTTCCATTGTTTCCATAATCAAACCTCTTTTTTCCTCTATTTTACTATCTATTAAAGATCGTCCGATGCCCACCGTCGGATCTGCCGGGACGCTTACCAAGCTAATTTCGTAAGGTGTCCATCGTTTTCCGATGAAACCATAATTTTCCTCTCCAATACCTATTTCCTCGTATTCTTCCACAGAATACAAAAAAGAAGCATTAGTGATAATTCCATCGGCGACGTCTTGCCGATATTCCTGAATACTTGGCTTTTTACTCCATCTCGCTTGACAATAAGCTTTTTTATTCGTTACCCAGACCCGTTCAATTTTCCCTAAAACAATATCTCGATCATGATTCCAAAGCAAATTCATCCCGGCTAATCTTTCTAGATTAATTGCCCCTTCCTCATGGGATAAAATCTCTTTATAATAATACATATCTACAGGATACTCCGACGACCAGCTAAAACTAAAAGTTTCGCCGTCTTCTGCCTGCCGCTCAAACTTCACATCTCGGAAATGTTTAATGCCAGTTTCTGGTTTATTTTGCATAAGCCCTCCTACTGATTTTATTTTACACAAAAAAAGAGAAAACCTTTTCAGGCTTCTCATCGTTTCCTCGTTAACAGTGAAAAATTTATTTATTAATAAGGTGATCTAGACTTTTAAAACCCCCCGCCGAAAAACGCAGGGGATTTTTAATCATTTTACTACCACAATCAATATATCACAAATTTTTTAATCTGAGCGAAGTCGAAGATTAGACTTGTACTTTAAACTGCGAAACTGTTTTTCGGTCATAATTACTGGCTCCACAGACTGACTGCCAGTATCCACAAGATCAATTTGATAAGTTGCCAATAAATCCAATTCTCGCCGGCGCGTCTTGACAATATCCTCAAAATCTTTACCCGATTCCGCCGCAATTTCCGTTAACGTTTTGAACCCGGCTTTAACCGCTTCAATATTGGCATTGACCTCTTTTAACGGGTCAACCCAAGGCCAACCGCGAGAGGTAAACTTAGGCTTGCAGTAATGGGCGCGATTTTGAAAATAATCATCAATTTTTACCCGACCTGACAACACCGCCACATCAAGCCATTCCCGATAAAAAGGCAATAAAAAGCAATTAATAAACCAATTTTGTAAAACCTGATAACAGTCCCTTTCTTGCAGTAAAGCCGTTCGTGCGCTTGAATAAGAAGTGCTACTAAAATCACCAGTAAAAGCCTCATAACTGATTCCCGTAGCAATTGCAGCCGATCGCAGAAGGGATTTTAAAAACTCAGAACCATTATCATTAGGAGTCGAAGGTATGAAAGCTTGCACTTGTTCCCCCGGTTGCAAGACGATTGCTTCCCCAGAATCTAAATCCCAGGTTCGATCGCCGTTTTCCGTTTCACCCGCTAACACCACATTTTCAGGGTCAGGGGTAGTGATAAACGCATTAATCAAAGCTTGGGCGCGAGCGGTGGTAATCTTCGCATCCTCAAAAGCGTTCATCTGCCGGCATCTATTAATCACCGCGTGCAACCAAGGCACTCCCCGCGTCTGTCCCGGTCGGTCCGACAAAAACAGGTGATAAACATCATTAGCCACAACCCTGATTAACTTGCCATTTTCCACTGCCCGGGTAAACTGAGTATCGCCAGGGTGATAAGGATATAAGTGATAAGCTACGGGTCGCTGCCACTCGTTTAATTCCACGCCCATCTTAATCAGGTTCCCCCCGTAGCCACTCACCGCGTGGGAATCACACAGTTGATCCGCCTCAATAATCTCAAGGGCGATCGGAATTGGCGAACCCCCAAAACTCGATCGAATTACCCGAAACAATACCTCACCAGATTCAGCAACCGACTTAATCGCTAATCTCTGTAAATCTCCAAAAGTCAGCTTTCCAGCAGTGTGACAATAATTAGCCTCTTGCCATTCAAGCCAAGCATCCTCAATCTGCTGATTCAAATCATCATCTAATCTATCCCCGCGCTTCCGCTTAACCTGACTCTGAAACCCCAACCCCGTGCCAATGATATTATTGGGGAGAGTCGCTTGAATGGCGTGTTTAAGATAAGGATTATTACGGATCAAATCACGCGATCGATTCCGTAGGCGCACCAAATCAGACCGCAGATCAGAATCGGCAGAACTGGAACTAACCAACCAATCAGAATTACTTCGATTAAGCCTCGCTCCATCGTATCTGCGCTTCGGCAAATCCGAAACATTTGCGGATTTAGATTTTTTTTTCGACTTTCCTTTTTTAGCCATACTCCCTACGGAATCGAATTTTTAAATTAGCAGACTCCCCTCGCAAAGCTTTCCCCTCTCGGTAAACCTGAAACTTTAATCTAGTTTCCCATTCCCTCAATTCAGTAAGATCAGCGCGGGTAAACTCTCGCTCACCGATTTTATATTCTTGCCCGCTACTCAAAACCGATTGAATTGCCGTTCTTACTTGAGCCAACAACCTCTCAGATTCCGTTGCCGGATCATAACTATTCAAACTCAGAAAGTTAGGCTCAACCTTTATTCTACCCGTGTCAATAGTTTCCCGATTTCCGTCCACTGTTCGGTAGGCTTGCCAAGAATAAACTCCGGGGGGCAAATTCCCGGAGTCTTCTGAACCAATCACAGTAACAAAATTATTATCCTCGATCGTCGCGGTAATGTTTAAGGAAACTCCTACACCCCGAATCGCCCACGATAAACTTCCCTCTGCCAAGGGGTCAGTCCACCGAACATAATCGCCAGCGACAATTTTCTCAGGGATTCCGAGCATAGGACAACTCTCACTTTTCTCACTTCTATTATCTTAATTCTAAATTCCTAATTAGCTCTCTAATCACCTCAGTTTTAGTTCTTTTCGCTTTCTTGCAGTAATTTTCCAAGATTGCCAGTTCGTTAACTGGAATCTTAGCCGTTAAAGTATAAAGTTGACTTGTCATTACTTCCTTTTTAAGGTAATATAGAGTTATTATAACTTACTCTACTATTTCATAATGACAACTACGACAATAACATACGTTAAAACCAGAAAAAATAAAATGACCATTGTAAATGCCACGCCCCACAAAATTACTATCCTCGCAAACCAAAACATTGAACAAGATGCTAAACAGCAATTTCTTGCTAATCCCGAAGCCGTGGAAATACTCACAGAAATCCCACCGTCAGGGTTAATTGCGCGTGTTTCAATCACTAATTACCCCGTAGGAGACATTGATGGCATTCCCCTACAATCCGTAATATATGGGGACATTCAGGGATTACCTGAATACGAAAAAGAAGTTTACTATATTGTATCCGGTTTAGTTGCTCAAGCCGCGTCTAAAATAGGTCGCAAAGACTGTTTAGCGCCTGGAGCGCTCGTAAGACAAAAAGACAATCCTAGTGTTATTTTAGGATGTTTATTTTTACAAACTTAACTGGAATCTTCTAAGATATAATTAAAGCACCAATAATCTTCGCTTTCTTGGAACCCCCCTTCCAAGAATTTTTCATTTTTACCCTTTTTAAAAATTGGGTTACGACTTATCCTTCCCTTTTGCACTCTTTAAAAACCTAGCTAAAAACCGAAACCCCAACCGTGACCCACTAAAATTAGGGTCTTTATAAACAAAAGTTTTAGCCAAATCATCCTGAATAACTTCTATTAATTGATAAGCCATAATTAAAATAGGGCTAATTGTAATGGAAAATTATCTACTGTTTCCTCTGGTTCGTCTATCGGTTCATCTGGAATATCTTCTATAGGTTGGTCTAATCTATTACAAGCTATCTGATAATATTCTAGTTCTTTCTCAATACAGATATAATTTCTACCCAATTCTTTGCAAGCTAAGGCAGTAGTGCCAGAACCACAAAAAGGGTCTAAGACTGTCCCACCAGAGTTAGTTATCCACTGAATCAATGTAGATATTAACTTTACAGGTTTTTGCGTAGGGTGAATTGTTCTTTCATGATGTTTCATGCGAGACTTATTTGGTGCTTCTATTACGTCTGTTTGTTGCCTTGTTCCCTCATTTTCTGAAATATAACCGTCTTTAGTCCACGCGCTTGCGTTTGCTCTATCAATTTGATCCTTGCCGTCTCTAATAAAGTTAGTATTATTTTGCTTTTTCTTGTAAGGTTCTCCTGGTAACAATATTTTGTTGTAAACAAGATTTGATACTTTATGTTTTGGGTGAGCAAATATACAGTAAGGTTCGCTTTTACTCATAGGTTTTTTAGCATTATGCGTTCTCATTACACCTGATGATTTTAGCCAAAATCCTGACCATCTAATAGGATAAACGCTGCTAAACTTAGCAAGTAATTCAATACTCCCAAATACAGCTAATTGCCCGTCATTTTTAAGTTTTGGCAACAATAACTCTAGAAATAGATCAACATTAAAACCTGTTTTGTCAAAGTTTAAATCTGTTGTCATATACGGCGGATCAGTTATCACAGCATCTATTGAACTATCAGGAATATCTTTTAAAATGTTAAAGCAGTCAGCGTGAATAATTTGATTAAGCATTAATAAATTAAAATAATGTTAGTTGATTAGTATTTTTTCAAAATTAATTATAACAATTAAAATGATAAGCCATAATTAAAATAGGGCTAATTGTAATGGAGAATTATCTACTGGTTCCTCTGGTTCCTCTATCGGTTCATCTGGAATATGTTCTATAGGTTGGTTTAATCTGTTGCAAGCTATCTGATAATATTCTAGTTCTTTCTCGATACAGATATAATTTCTACCCAATTCTTTGCAAGCTAAGGCAGTAGTACCAGAACCACAAAAAGGGTCTAAGACTACTCCACCGGGAGGCAACCCTAGAGTTATGAGATATTTCATTAATGCCAGTGGCTTGACCGTGGGGTGAGTGTTTCCCTCTCCCCTTTCTTTCCTAGATGCCTTTGCACAATAGAAAAAGCGTGCGGCGGAGCCTTCGCTAGATGGGAAATACCCTGTTTTCTCAGTCAATCCACGATTAAAATCTACTACTATTTTGTCATGCTTTATAATGTGAGGCTTAACCTTACCTGACTTCTGGTAAGGAAACAACCCCACAACTTCATCACTCCCATCGTGGATTAGGTTAGCAGGCCAGCGACCTTCTGGAATACTATAACTCGCACCATCAGAGCCTGACGTAACCCAACTGCTACTATCTTTTCCTTTATTCTGTGTATGTGGATTTTTTTGAAAAATATTGTCTTTCTGATCAATCTCTACCCGACACCCATCCACATTAATCGCACCTGTACCGTATCTAAGAACATTCTCAGCAATCGTACCAATCAACGGTTTACGCGCTAAAATAATCGGTTCCCATGCTGGTTTTAATGCAGTTCCCCACCCTTCCCACTGTTTAGCTTCTGGGGTAGCAGGGGCGGTGATGTTTATAAACTTTTCCAATGAACTGTTAAAAGCGTGTTGTTCTTTTCCTCCCACTTTTGTGTCACGTTGTCCCACAACTTCCCTTTTAGCACCCGCAGCCTTATCAATTGCCTTACTGACATCAAGAGATTTAGGAAATCCAGAACCATAAACCCACATCAAAGTATCTCTAATCTCCCATCCAGCATCTTCTATAGCTACGGCTAATCGGTGAAAGGTGCGTGTCCCCCCAAAAGCCATTAGGTGCGCTCCCGGCTTGGCTACTCGTAAAGCTTGCTCCCAAAATTGAACACCGGGTACACCATGATCCCAATCTTTACCCATAAATTTTAAACCGTAGGGAGGATCGGTAAGGATTAAATCAATAGAACTATCAGGAATATCTTTTAAA